TGGAGCGTCACCGTCGGCGCCTCGTGCGTGATCGCCGTCTTGCTGAACGGGCCTTCGTGGGCCTTGAGCGCGCTGATCGGCGCATCCTTGACGTGCTCGACGATTTTGGGCGCGACAAATCCCATCGCCTTGGCCGCGATAGGACCCCCAAAAGCTCCCGCCGCGCCAATGGCAATGCCGACGACGGCGCCCTTCCAATTGTCGCGGATGAGCTGCGGGACGTTCATAGGTCATCCCCTGTCCATGGTTATCGAAGGCACATCTCACGTAGCGAGAGGTTGGCGATCTCTGCACAGGTACGGATCTGTTGCACGCGACGCATGGTTTGGACTTCGCCCTGCAAGGCCTGCAACACGAGCAAGAGGTTCTGATCCGTCTGCGCGCGGGACTCGATCACCCGGGTCACTCGTCCGTCGTGCTCCCGCAGCGCCCCCGTCTGTCCCTGGATCGCCTGCGGTAACTCGCCAAGCGGACTGCGAACCCAACCGAAATAGGTCGCCGTAACGAGGCTCAGAATAATGACCGGCAAGCCGATCTTGTTGACAGCATCTGCGATCTCGGTCGCTCGGCCAATCAACGCCCTGACCCCATTGGTCTCGACCAGCCCGGTCATACCCACACGTCCTCGGCCATCTGCTTGGCGAGGCGATCGGCCCGGGCGCCGACCTGCCGCGCCCACCGGGAGTCGAGCATCTCCGCGGCGGCGCGGGCGTAGTCCCGAGCTTCCAGCGCCGCGTACATAAGCCGGAATTGCATCAGCCCCGCGAAACCCAGGTTGAAGCACATATTCAGCAGCACGCCCTTGCGCGCCTCCGACAGATCCTTCCATATCGGTAGCGCCAAACAGCCTGTCTCCGCCGCCTGAATGTCATCGGCCAGAATCTGGTTGATGGCATCCGTGGTCAGTGGCATGCGGAGGTTGTGCCCCACACCGACCGTCCAGATACCTCCAGTGTCCTGGTAGGCGGTCGACCGGACGCCTTCGTCGCGGCGGAGCTGCTCGACGAGCGTCATGCTCCATCTCCGTCCTGGATAGGCGGGAGCATGCCCGAGGGCAGCCGCGCATCGGCGCCGAGATAGATCACGCAGTCACCACGACCGCGTCGGGCTTCACGCGCGTCTTGACCGTGTAGATGATCCGCCCGTGCTCATCGTAGACCGGCGTCGTCATCGTATCCGCGTCCGCCCGTCCGTCCGCCGCCACGTTGATCTCGATCGACGTGGAGTTTGGGACGGCGGGCGGCGCGGAGACGTCGGGAGGCGTGCGGTCACTCATCCGCTCGGCGACCATGTCCGCGACCTCCGCCGCCAGCGCGCGGACTTGCGCGAGCAGCGCCAGCGGGTCGGGGTGATGGCCGTTGGTGCGGCTTCCGTTGCCGTTCGTGCTGGCCGGCTGCGGCGGCGCAGGCTTGGACTCGGGTCGAGCGACCTGCGTGACACGCGGCCCGCCCTGCTGCGTCGTCTGCCGCGCGTCCGAGTCGAGGATGATACCGAGGCTGTCGAGCTGCTTATTCGTCGCAGCGATCTCGGCGAAGACCGCGTCGGGGTCATACCCGCGCTCCTTGATCGCCTCCGGCAGCGTCTGAATCCCGTTCCGGATATTGCGCGAGTAGGCGAGTCCTTCCTGCGCCGGATCGATCATCGGCGCAGGCGGCGCCGTCCACACGGCCGCGGGAACCTCGCTCACCTTGCCCAGGATCAGCGCGGCCTGCATCGCCCACGCCCACACCGGATCGCAGAACTGCGGGATCAACATCTGCCAGCGCCAGTCCTCCACGCGCGCCCAGTGCTTCAAGCGCGACATGCGCGCGGCGGAGAAGGGCAGCGTCCCGTAGTCGCCGACCATGTCTTCGTAGGTGACGCCGAGGCCGGCCGCGATCGCGCGGAGGACCGTCGCGGAGTACGCCGCATGCTCGCTCACGACGGGCGGGTCGACGACGGTAATCGACCGGCCCGCCGCCGCGTTGAAGATCATGCCGGGCTCGAGCATGTCCACATCTGGGTTCGCCGGATCAACCGCGCCCAACCCAGGCGACGACCCGTCGACGTCGCTCGTGATGACGGCGAGGCAGGCGGCGATCTTCTGCTTCACCAGCGCGGCGTCTTCGTAGTCGTCGAAGTCCTTCATGCGGAGGATGACCGGGGCGTACCACGACGGCCCGCGGACCTGCCCGGGGCGCTTCGGATCGTAGTGGTGAATGATCTCGGTCGCAGGCACAGGCACGGAGGTCACGCCGAACGTCCCGCGACCCCCGACGCTCTCAGACCCCGGATGGTCCGTGAAGAGCCAGTAGTTGGTCCGCCGGCCGATCGCGTCGAACTCGATTCCCTGGACGATCACGCCGCCGTGCGTGCCCGTCCCCTGCTTGGCGGTGTCGAGGTAGTCCGCTTCGATCACCTGCAGCTGGAGGGGGAGCGGGAGGCCATCTTGCGGCAGGCGGAACCGGCGGCGGATGAGGACTTCCCCGTCCTGCGCGGTGGTCCGCATGACGAGCTTCTGCAGGCCATAGAGATTGAGCCGCCCGGCGGCGTCGCATGCGGTCGTCTCAGCCCACGCTTTCCAGATCGCCGCCGCCTGCGTCGCGGACCTTGACCGCTTGTCGGGCGAGGCGGTGATCCCCCACCCGACCGCGTGGTCGACGATCGTGTCGAGCGCGGAGACGGCCCACGGGTTATTGCGAACCAGGTCGCGCGCCTGCTCACGAAGCCGCGCGAGACCGGGGCCAACCGCGGCGTTCGCGTCGGTCCCCGTGGCGCGGTGCCATCCCTGCGTGCGGCGGCCAACCGCGGCGGCCTCGAAATGGCGCAGGATGATCGACGAGGCGAGGCGCGCGCGGTGGCGCTTGAGCGCGGTGCGCGGGGCGACCAGGTCAATCGTGCGGTCGAGCCAGTTCATAGGCCCTTGTCGTGCGCGGCCAGACGGAAGGATCGGGCGTCAGGGTTCGCGCTCGCCGTCATGAGCGCGAGCAGGGCCAGCATGTCTTTCAGGCTCTGGTAGCGCACGCTCCTGTCGGAGAACTGGACCTCGAGCGTTCCGCTGGCGATCGCGCGCGTCAGCGCGTCGATGTCGGCCTGCGTCCAGACCGGGCCGGCCATCTACGCGCGCCCGCGGTCGAGCAGCTGATCCCAGAGCTTCCGGACCCACGGCGCATGGGCGACGAAGGCACGGGGTGGCGGCGGGGGGCGGCGGAAGAACGTCGTACGACCATCCGTGGGCGTGGGCGAGCACTCCCCTTCGCCCACCCGGCGCAGCAACGGAGCGGCGCGGAGCTCCGGAACCGCGAGCCCCAACACCGCCCCGTTGCCTGATCGACCCCGACGCGGAAAGGGGAACTGCATGGCGGGATTAGGAAACCACACATCAGAGAGGGGATCGGGGCGCGGCGGGTACTCTGGGGCGGGTACTCTGGGGCGGGTACTCTGGGGCGGGTACTCTGAAAATCAGCCCATTTCTGGCCCCCAGCAGATCTCTCGAAGGCGTTCTCGTGTACGCGACGATAGCAGGGCGGTCCGACGCCCTGCTCGGCCGTGCTTGATAATTCGCCGCGGAAGTTCGTGCTTGTAGACAAGATTTTTGATTGTCTTCGGTGAGCGGCGAAGCTCATCCGCGGTTTCTTTGAACGTCGTCCACCGCTCCTCGGGTGAGGGCGTCATCCGAGAATCCGAAGGCAATACCACCACGGGTGCAGCGATCGACACTCGGCCCAGGCGGCGTAGGACCAAAAGACAGTGGCGGATAGCGTCGCCGCCAGGATCAGAATCATGAGAGCCGCCCTCACACGATCGCTCATCGGCCGCCTCCTAACCAGCGTTGACGACGGGGAAGCCACGGAGCAGACCGACGAGGCGGCGAAGCAGGCGCGGCCAAGGGCGCCGACACAACGACCGGCGCGTCCGGCTTCGCCTTCGGCGGCGTCGGCTCACGCCCAATCGACACTTCGAGCGCCGCCCAGTCTTTCTCCTGGAAGCGGTCGAGGCCAAGGACGGACGCGCCGCCGCGGGCATAGACCCACGCATCGAGTTCGTCATTGCTCCGTCCAGGGATTTGCGTCCAGTCGAGACGCAGATACCCCTTGGCCGTCTTGTGCGGGAGCAACTGCTCGGCCGTGATCCCGCGGAAGAAGTCCTCGCCCAGCTCCGGGAAATGCACGAAGCCCGGCGGCGGCGGGCTCCCGTCCGTCGGCGTCTCCAGCCGGAGCCAGCCGTAGAGTTCCGACTTCGCGATGCCGCCGACGATGTTCCAGACTTTGTAGCCGCGCTTGAGCTTCCGGCCGCGATCGCTCACGTCGACCGGCGTCGGCGCGGCGATGAACGAGCCGCCGACCGCTTGCCCCTTGACCGCGATCACGCGGCTCATGGGATACCGCCGCGCCCACGCATAGACCTGCTGCGTGTTGTAGCCGGAGTCGACCGCGAGCATCCGGATCGCCAGCTCCGCGCCGCCCTCGTGCGGGAAGTTCCGCGCCAGCAGTGCGTCCACTTGCGGCCACGGGCCCTTGTCAAGATCGGCGGTGTCACCGGGCAAGATCCCGTAGTCGATCACCCACGACGTTTTGCCGCGGCCCCACCCGATCACGAGGTACACCACACGGTCCTTCTGCACGTCGACGCCCGCCGTGAGGAACAGCGCGCCAGCGGGCACCGTGCCGATCGCGTAGGGCTCTCGTCGTCGCATGAGCTGCTCCCAGTCCGGGGCTTCCCCACGGTCCTGCCAGGTCTCCCCGAGCACGGTATTGACGAAGGTCCGAAGGGTCGTCGTCCCCGCGTGCGTCGCCTGCACGAACTCGGCGGCCAACTGCCCCCAGGTGGCGTTCGGGCTGTACGAGTAGCCCGCCCAGAGGTGAAACGAGGCGTGCCGGTTGAACTCCGTGAAGTGCTCCGGATGTTCGGCCACCCAGCCGCCTGGCCCCCCCGCGCTTTGCGATTCCTCGGCGCCTTCGATCATGTCGCGCTTGGAGCGATGCTCGATCACGCAGCCCGTTGTCTCGCAGATGAAATAGGCCTGCTCCGGCTTCCCCTCGGGCCACTTCAGGTGCGGGAATTTCAACACCTGGAAATCCCCGCACGAGGGACAGGGCACGTAGTAGCGGCGCTGGTCGCCCAGCTCGAAGAGCCGCTCGATCGCGCTGTGCCCGGCGATCGTCGGCGTCGACCCCGCGAAGATCTTCCGGTTCCAGTAATACTCCGTCCGCATGATCCCCAGCCGCATCGGGTCGCCTTCGGAGCCGGCCGAGACCGGATAGCCGTCCACCTCGTCGAAGGCGACCACGCGCCGCGAGGTGCGTCGGAAGCCGCGCGGGCTGTTCGCGCCGACGAGCGACAGCGACCCGCCGCGGAAGACCTTGTAGAGGATCGTGTTCGCGCTATCCCGCGTTTTGACATCGGCGACGAGGCCCCGGAGCACCGGGATCTCGGCGAGCATCGGTGCCAGGTCCTCCTTGCTGTGCTTCTGCGCGTCGTCGATCGTCGGCTGGACAATGAGGATCGGGCAGGGATCGTGCTCGATGTAGTAGCCCACGGCGGCGCAGAAGCATTTGGTATAGCCGACCCGCGAACTTTTCATCCAGGTCACGCGCTCGATCAACGGGTCCGACATCGCGTCGAGGATGCCGCGCTGATACGGCAGCGAATGCCATCGCCCCGCGTTCGCATCGCCCGCCGGCAGCATGAACTTTGCGTCCGCCCACTCGCTCAGCCGGAGGCGCGGCGGCGGGCGCCAGAGCTGACGGACACGGGATTCGAGGAGGGCGAGGGTGGTCATGCTTCGCGAGCGACCTCACCATGGCACCCGAGGACCGCGAGCTCAGGCGGTATCTGGAGGGGCACTCCGTCGAGGACGATGCTAACGGAATGCTTCTCGCAGACAAGGAGTCCGAACACACGACGCCATGTGCTGCTGTCCTGCTTGAAGATCCTCGAGGAAATCCCGAAGAACTCCCCGAGAGGATCTTTCTCGGTGGACGATTCGCAGCCTGGGACGTCGCAGGTCCATCGCTCTTGCTTGGTGTGGGCCATTGATCTCACCTCACCACGGCGATGATTCGTCGCCGGAGTCGCACGGGTTTATTTTCCGGCCCTTTCATGTAAGGCCCGACGAATGTCGGCCTGATCTCGGCTTTCTTAGGCCCTACGCGCTGCTTCCGCCAGTGAGCACCGACCCACCACCGGCAGGACCAGTTGACGCCATCGCCTACGGACACCTCGTCGTCACCCCTTGCAGCCGCCCTGCGAAGCAGAAGAACATGACCCAATGACTCCCGGATCCCGGCGGATTCAGCTCGGCGGCGGGCGCCGCGATCAGCGCGCTCCCGAGTTTTCACGAAAACCGATTGCTGAGTAAATGCGAAGAAGCTCCGTAAAATGTTTCTCAGCGTCTTGCTGAACAACGTCAAGTCTGGGTATTTGTCCGGCAGCTCCGAATGGTCGCTCCAGTCCTCGCCAACAGGAGATTCGTCGCCGAAATACCACTGGCCGTTTGAATTACCTAATGGGTCTGTCTCGAATCCGTCAAAGAAGTAGTGAATAGAAATCGCATTAGGAGCCCCATGAACAAGATCAAATCCCTCTTGTTCCACCTTATTTTTGACGATCACCTGCGAAAATCCTACAGCAGAAAGAGACATGCTTATGTCTGTCGGCGGTTGCCCGAGCCGCCGAATTACAGGAAGCGGGATTGGTTTAGCGAACAGAACGAAGCCATGAGGACAAGGAAGGTCCAGTGGACGGAGCGGCCAAGCCGGGACTGAGGCGGCCGCATCGGCGATCAATCCGCCGCACTCCGGAGAAACATAAATCGGCTCGGCCTGTAAAAGGCACGCGCGCGCTCTGGGAAGATGGTTATCAGAATGTTTCGCGTCCGCAATCCATTTCTGAATCTGGATGAAGATCTCCGCTTGCATGGTAAGAACGTCGGAAATACTCATAGGCTTTCCCCAAACGTCTCGGTCGTGAGTTCCTCCAGCGCCTCCCGGATCAGCGCCTCCAGCACACCCAAATCCGCCACCGTGAGATGCGGCAGACGACCCTTCGCCCGGCTCGGCAGTCCGAGGAGCTTCGTCCGGGCCGCCACGACCAGCCCGGACCAGCGCAGGTCCACCTCCTTGGCGGGGACGACCAAGCGCTTCTTCCGGGCGTACTCGAGCTCAAACAAATCTCCCCGCGCATTCCGCTCCCGGAGTGTGGCTTCGGCGAGCCTGGATGGCGCGTCGCCGCCGTTGCCCTTCCTCGAATCCACCCGGACGCGGGTATGCGCGGCCCACTCTGCGGCCGCTGTCTCCGCGTCCAGAATCACCGGCCGCCCGCGCGCGTCCTCGCCGACCGACGCAACCGTGAGCCGCCCCGCCTTGATCGCACGCTGGACGGCGGGGAGGCTCACGCCTTGCGATCTGGCGAAGGCCCGGAGCGAGAGGGGCTCGGTCACGAACCCTCTCCATCTCTATACCTGTCGAAGATCCTCTCCATGCGCAGATAAAAATCCGCGACCAGAAGAAAACACACATCAACATCCGTGCTCGACAACGCCGTGAACACGGCGATCCGAGCCTCCGCTTGCCTACAAAGAGCGGCGGCGACCCCTGGACCGAGACAAACGTCGATAGCGTTCATCTGCTCGGAGTTCATGGCAGCCCCTTACTCCTTCCGCGCCGCCTTCGCTACCGGCAACGCCTTGACGATCGCGGCTTCCGGCATCGCCGCAATGACGAACTTCCGGAACTGCTGCTTGTTCTCGGCCAGCTCGCGGGCCAGGATGATGAAGTTGCTCTCCCGCGCGCTCTCGGTCTGTTTGTGGCGACTCCACGCCGAGAGAGCGGACGCCGCCACGCGCGCTGCGCCGATGTCCATGCTCGTGTGCTCCCCTTGCTGGAGGAACTTTCGCAAGGCGCTTACCGAGTCGGCGGCGAGGATGTCAAAATCGCGCACCACTTCCGGTCGAGGGTCCGAATTCATGTGGCGCTGCTCCTTTTCGATTCTGTAGAGGGTTTCGAACGCGGCACCCATCGCCGCAACCTGCGCATTTTCGGCCAGGCGGCCGCGACGTGGATGACCCACGACGCCGCCATGTCACCACGAACCACCGCTTTCAACATCTCGCCGAACCGTATCCCCGCAGACTGAAGTAGCCGTTTCTCCTTCCGGCGGCACAGCGCCGAACAGAACGGGCCATAGATATTCTCACTCCGGTCGACTGGCCCCCCACAGCTCAGGCACGGAATGTCGACGAGCAGGAGTCTGGGGTCTGGAGGCGGTGGCTTTGGAAGGCCATGCCTAGCACGGAGCGCTTTCGCTCGCGTTTCGATCATGCATTGTGGATTGCCGCAGGTATTCCTAGCACGGAGCGCTTTCGCTCGCGTTTCGATCATGCATTGTGGATTGCCGCAGGTATTCCTAGCATGGGACCTGACCGAACCGTCCTTGTGGCGCCACGGGAAGAACGA